TAACGATCTTGCCCAGACCACGGGGGTTGAGAACGATCTCGGAGACGAGCTCGTCCATGACCCAACCCTTGTGGAACTTCTCTGGGGTGTGGTTCTCTTCGACGTCGAGCGAGTACATGACGGGGAACACACCGAGGAACTCGGGGCTTGGGGTCATGTAAACAGTACCCTGAGGCACTTCGATCGAACGCTGAACTTGGAAACCACCGAATTGAACGATGCGCTCACCAGCAACAACGCGGTCCTTGAAGGCCCAACCGGTCTGGTTGATGTCCCACTTGTAGAGGTCACGGTAGTCGATGGGGTTGAACAACAGTCTCGAAGCTTCCAACTGGTGGACTTCGATGAGTGCAACGAGGTCGTACATCGAGTCAGGGGTAATGTAACCCGAGAGCTCGTTAACGATGTGGTTAGGCGACACTACGTGGTTGGGGTCAACAGCGTAGTTGTTGATAGCAGCTTCGAGGACCGTGATCAAACGGGCGTCTTCCTGCATCATGATTGCCTGCTTGGACATGTCCTGAGCGTACTCAACGATGTTCACGCGGAGGTACCAGAGGTCTTCCTTCTTAATCTGAGGGAAGGTTGCGATACGGAACAAACGGACTGGAACCTTCTTACCTTCGAAGGGTGTCACGCGGACTTCACCTTCGTTACCGGAAAGAATGTAAGCCTGACCGTACTCGTCAAGGACGTCGTACATGACAGGAACACCAGGGGTAAGTGGGTCTTCCAGGAGCACGTTACGGGTCATACCCTGGTAACGGAGCTTAAGCTGGATAGGACCAATCATACCCTGGCCCAAACGGACCATGTAGTTGTCCTTGTCGGCAAGGATACCGGCGAGACGACGTTGCTTCTCTTCACGAGTTGCTGTCTTGCGACCAGTAGCTGATGCGAGACGCTCTTGAGCCTCTACGATACCAGCGACGTAGTCGTCCGACTTCTTGGCCGTACGAGGAGCGAGGTGCTCGGCTACAGCGCCATTGGGAAGGATTGTTGACATTTCTATATTTCCTTTCAATTAACCTTAGGCAGTTGCGCCGAATGGGATGAGACGGACAACAATTTGCGTTGGGCTGATGACATCGATCAACTCAGCAACAGGCACAGAGTTCAAGGTGCTAGCAGCGCCCGAAACAGAAGTGATCTGACCAGTACCTGACGTGGTGTACAGAAGGGTACGGGTACCGTTAGTGTTCACCGTGTAAGACTGAGTAGTGTCGAAAGCAGGAGCGGTGATGGTGAAGAAGGCGTTTGAGCCTCCGAGCCATACAGCCCAAGCGTTGACTCCAACCTGAGTAACGTCATCAATGTTCGGGTTGCGGTCGAGAGCAGACAGACCGAAAGGCTTTACACCAGCGGTCGTGCTTGCATTGGCAGCGTTAGAAACGGTGTCAGGACCGGTACGGAACATGACCATACCCGAGTAGATGTTCGTGGTGTCCGAAGGATCCAGGAACGTGTTGTAGGGTGTAGCCTCGTACTTTTCGTACAGAGGGGTGCACGTACGGTGAACCCCAACGTTGGCTACGCTATTGAGTTGCAGCATTTTTCTTTCTCCTTAGTAGGGGATTTGGTTAAAGTGTCATCAGCCAATCGTCAGACTGAACGTCTTGACGAGTAACTGTTGAGGCCGTTGTCAACCGACCCATTTCTGGCAACGAGTTTGCACCCTTTGCCACTTTCTGGCTCCGGGGTTGACGGGCCCCAGATTCTTCGAACATGTCGATGCTTGCTACAAAACCAGCCAGCTTTGCATCAGACATTTGTTCAAACTTTGCAATGTGCTTAGCACGGTCATCGTGTTGGACCATGCCCATCTTCTCAAGACGCTCTACGACTTGGAGAGCAGCAAAAATCTTCTCACGACTAGCTTGTACAGCAGCAACGGTGCCTGCGTAAGGAGCGAGGGCAGGGTTAGTGCCATCTTCAAAGTCAAGCTGCTGGTGGTGAGGACCGTGGAGCTGGTCATCAAGGATGCCAGTCTCAGTACCATCGTTGTAGAATGGTACGTAACCAGCGTCTTCACCGTTTACTTCCTCGGGAACAAGGACGTTAGTCTGGTGGTCAGGCTGCATAACGCGCTGACGGTCCCAAACACCGGCCTGGTCATCAAGGTCACGGACGTCGACAACCTGGAGGCTCTCCTGGTTGCCGTTGGAAGCCTTCTTCTTCTTCAAGAAAGCAGGCTTGTCATCATCTTCATCATCTTCTTCATCAGAATCTTTAGAAGACTTCTTGCACTTGTCGCAGCCCTTGCCCTTGCAGTTCTTGCAGGACTTCTTAGATGCTGACTTCTTGGTGTCGTCTTCAGTTTCGTCGTCGTCAGACTCTTCTTCTTGACCAGTACCAGTAGCAGCAGTCTTAATGTCTTCGAGAAGGCCTTCAAGAGCCTGAAGGTCAGTAGCAGCCTGACGGAAGTTGCCATTGTTAGCGAGGTCATTCTCGATGTCGAGAACGATAGAAGCAACTGTACCAACGACATCTGTCAAGCCAGAATCAGCACTTGCGAAACGGAAAACAGTCGAAGCTTCGCTGGCAGCGGTTACGAGGTTACCGAAGTCAAAGTCAACCTGACTGTCAATTGCATCACGGATCTCACGGCTAGCCTTGTACACCTGGTACAGGCTCTCGTCGATAACTTTGTTAGAAGCGTACACGGGGCCACCTTCAGCGTAGACAGCACTCGAGCCAGGACCACCAATGATCTCTTGACCAGCGTCAACTGCTGTAAAGTCAGTAACGGGTACTTGACGCATAGCAGGCTGATCAGCAATCCAGTCAGCTACTTCTTCAGCAGGAGCAGGAGCTTGCTCAGGCCAACCGCCTGAACCAAGGCTGTCGATCTGGTTGTATGGTTGTTGTCTAGGTGTCGTAACGGCACCATCGCCTACGCGCTGTTGGTAAGCATTTTCTGCTTGCTTAATCAGCTCATTATCAAAACGGCTCATTGTTGCTCCTCGCTAGTTTCTGCGTCTTGTGGTTGTGCATCTATTAATGCTTTTTGTCTAAGAAGTTGTTCGCCTCTTGCAATGTCATCTGTTACAACGACCATTGAATTATCAAGCTTTGCACCAGGATTCATCTGTTGTTCCTTGGCACTTTTCTTCTTAGTTTTTTTCAATTTATTTTTTGTTAATTCGATCGTCTCTGATGCTTTTGGGAAATTGCGTTGCACGCCGCCAATTTCTTTAAGCCATTCAGGTCGGGGACCTATTACCTTTGGTACCTTAGGACCATTATTAAATCTTGTTCCTTTATTTTTATCAGCAATTTCCCAGCCACAACTTTTGCAATTTCCTGCGATGTTATCCTTGTCACTGGATTCGTTTTGGAAATTGTTTTCTCCGCACTTTGGGCATTCAATTTGCGTCATTTCCATTGATGGGAGAAGGTCGCTAAATGCCAAGCTTCTGTAGGCAGCTTTAGCATTTGGGTTTTGCTCTGCAAGGCTTTCTTGTTGTTGTTTAATAACTTGTTGAATACCCATAGCATCTTGCCATTCTTGGATGGCTTCTTGCACACGTGCATCAATGTAGTTGCAATCAGGGCAAATTCCGTCTCGGTAGCCATTACCCTGACACTGAGGGCAGTCACCCAAAGGTGAAATAGGCACTCTGATAGTCTCTAGTGCATACTTCTTAATACTGCTAGATACATTAAGAATTGGCATTAGTAGCGTCTCTTTTGTAACAACCAAGCTGATTCGTCAGCTGGATCAAAAACAAAACTAAGTTCAAAGAAATTAGGACGGATGCAGCTTTCAAAAACAAGGCTTTCTTCGCGCTTACCAGCTTTGTAGATGGTTACTGTGCGGCCCTTAAGGCGAGGAATGTGGGCACAGTATTCAGCAGGCTTGCTAGCGTACTTACCACAGGCTGAGCATTCTGTGCCTTCTACGTCAGCACCCATGCTGACAGCGTTAAGGCTGCCTTCCATGATGGCGTTAGCGAGCTTAGGAAAGTTTTCTGCATCAACTTCCATAAGGCAGTAGACACTACCATCAATAGCACCAGAGGCAAGCTTGCTCTCACGGTATACAGCGTCAAGGATCACACCACGAGCACGCTCAGGATCTGAGTTGTTGTGCTCTACGTAGATTGGACGGCCAACAAAAGTCTTGTAACTCTTCTTGATCTGGTCTACGGGCCAGGCATCGTAGTTGGCGTTTACTCTGGAGGAAATTGCTCTAGAAACAGCGTAAACGTAACCAGGTTCTGGTTTGAAATTGAAGTCGTCAAAGGTGACATTGTGTAGGTCAATAGGCTGCCCAAGGCTAGCCAAAGACTCTCTACCTTGCAAGGTAATTGACGGTGCACCAAATTTTATCATCTTCAGAACCTATCCTGTTTTAACATAGCGTTTACATCGTTCTTATGATAAAACTATGTTAAATTTTTAGTGGTGTAAATTGATTTCATCTTCCAAGGCATCAGCCAAATGCTGAACTTCCTTGCTTTGTTCTTGCTCAAGTTCAAGCAACTTATTAATCTTTGTAAGCAACTCTTGAATAGTCGCAAGGCTTTCACGCAACACTTTGGCATCTGCTCGAGTCTGTTCAAACATACTGATACCAACGACTGATTCGATGAAGAGAGCCATGTAAGAAGCCCATACGTTCCACCAGCCAATTACACCGATATCGAACGTTCCCCAGATAGCGCAGAACAACGTAATAAAAGTAATAACGCCAATGAAGTACCAGTTTCGAATAGAGAACTGGATCTTCCAGGAAACATGTTTGCCAAGGCCGATGTTATCGCCCGTAATAGGGTGTCTAAATGTCCTGGCCATTATTCATCGTCTTCGTGTGCTGCTCTAAGCCCTTCGTGATAGCCAAGGTGTCGATCGATAGATTGGCTAAGCTTATCTACATGGGCTTCAATACCCATAAGGTGGTCAACCTTTGTTTCTAAACGGTTCCACTGGTCTTTGGGGCTTGATCCACCATTAGTTTTAAATTGACTAAAAAGCAATTCAAACTTGTGATCTTGATCTTCTTTGCTAAATGCAAGCTGTCTTTCAAGCTCTTCTAGCTTCTTATCACTGTGGCGAGTGATTAACTTATAAATAATGCGTGCTACGGTACCAAAACCAGCAGCAGCAAAAAAGAAATTAGAAATGTATCCAAACCAGGCGTTCGATGAATTGAAGAATGTAGCGAGCATTATTCATCAATTTTCTCGTAAATACTGTTGGTAAGATCCAACTTGTGAGCATTACGAGCTTTACGACCTTCACCCTCTTTGATGATATCTAACTTAATCAGTGGGCTAACTACTTCAAGAAAGCTTTGCTTGTTAAAAGCAGCTTTTGGCAGCATGCGGGGAATCTCATTATTAAAGAGAGTGCTCATAGTTTCTCCAAGCATTAAACGCATCTTCTATAAGTTAGTGCGTGTTTAACACTAGATTAAATCTCAGGTGTTTCATTTCTTGGATCAATTTGCACAATTGCAGGCATATCCATAGCACTATCGCCACCATTGCCATGCTCATCCATGGTTTTTGTGGTGTTTGGAATCATTGGGTCATCACTCGCTTCGATGATCGATGCAAGATGTTTTTTAAATTCATCTTCATTGAACTTCTCGTATGAATCATCAACAATGATCTTCATACCAGATGCAAGCTTCATACGCTTACGCTTCTTCTGTTCAAATGGCACAGCGAACTTCATACGATCACCGTATTCAACGCGACCTTCGAACTCGTCAAAGTCATCGCCATCCCAACCAGACACCGAAGCAGTCTTCTTCTTAGGACCGTTCTTTGGTCCCTTCTTGCTAGGCTTAGGTTGACCCTTACGCTGTTCGTAACTTTCTTCTGGTCGTTGACGTTGTTGAGCCTGCTGGTTGATGCTTGGGTATACCTGAGCACCAGCAGCTGCATCACTATTACCAGCAGTATTACCAGTCATGTTGGGTGCGCTTGGAGGAGTAACAAGCCCAGCCATTGCACCAGGAGCAAGTTGTGCACCAAGCGATGGGTCTTCCATCATCGCTAGGTAGGCCTGGTATTCCTGTACATACTCTGGTGGGATTGGGAGCTGCAAAGTCATCAAACGATTAAACAGTTCCTTCTTAAACTGCTGCTCCGCAACCACTGTCTTAATCTTCTCATCCTTACGTGCTTCAACCTCATCATCAAAGTCAATTGGGATGTTCACTGCAAGCGTGCTGAGAGAGATTGGGAAACCAGAAGCACTAAGCTGCTGCAGGAAACCACGTTCAACTGTTTCATCACGCAGGTTCATACTGCGGAATCTTACTTCTGGAATGGCCAACTTGGGTCGTTCTTCAACATATTCAGCACCAGTTTCTTCATCAACCATGAGAACAGTTTCCATAACAGGAACCATCTGACCGCCCACGTTACGCATTTCATAGTGACCCTGTCTTTCTGCTACGGGTTCCATTCTCTCGCGGAAGAATTTTTCAATCTTGTGCTGGTAAGTGCTAAGCATCTGTGTAATGAGCTCACGGTTAAGAGCACCAGCTGCGTATGTACCACCCTGGCCACCCTGGATAAGGTCAGCACCAATACCGAATACACCCATGACGTTAGTCTGCACACGCATGAAGTCCTGGTCAAGACGTGGCATAGATTCACGACCAAATGCATTCTGGATCTGCAAACCGTGGTGGTATGTCATCAGACGGAAGTCTGAGTTGATAGCCATAGACAAGTCGTCACGCAAAGACTGCAATTCCATAGCATCTGGGATCCATGGACCGTCTTGGTCTACGTCAGGCAGACCCAGAGTAGCGAGGATAAGAGGAGAATAAAGTCTATCAGCAATAGCGTCCTGCGCGGCATTGAGAGATTCCTCAAGCATAAGCATACGAAAAGCACGTAGAAGTATAGGGGTCCCATGCTCACTCCATGGATTAGTCTTGAACTTAATCTGCTTCATGATGACATCGGAGACTGGTATCTCCTTGTCTTGACGTGCCCAAGCAACAACGTCTGGGTACATCTGCATAAGCATAGCGTATTCTTGTGGAGGATCGCGTCGTTCAATAAGACGCTTGATCTCTTCAGGCACCTTAACGTGGAACTGGTACGTTCTTAGAGCACGGTTCTTAGCGACGATAACGTCATTGGGATTAATGATCTCATCTTCTTCCCAAGCACCAATACCATCGTGCCAAGAACCCATGGCAAACACTTCACCAACAGTCCAGTGCTCACGGCCCAGGTCGTAGAGGAATTCTTGGTAGTTAAGACCATTGAAGAAAAGGTCATTGTAGAAATCAGCGATGCGCTTGTCTGGGTGAACAAGTTCAATGTCCAGCAGAGGGAAGCGAGTATAGATGTCGATAAGACCAGGCACCAAGTGGTGAGTAGTGTAAAGAAGACGAGCCCAGTCACGAATCTTTCTGGTCTGCTCGTCTGGGTCTTCCATATTGAACCACCACGTGCGTTCACGCCAGTATTCAAATGGGTCGTGTAGCTTAGGCAAAGCCCACTGAGCGTCTGATCCAGTAGCGGCACCAAGTCTTCTATTCTGAGTACGAGTCATCCCGTTCTCAGCGAGGAAATCCTTACCAAGACCATTCAGTCTTTGTCTTCCTTCAGGAGGACCACCCATAGCCATAGCCATTGGGCCAATTTCACTTGCCATCGAGCCAGGGCTCGCAGCTCTCTTAAGCATGTCACGAGCAGCAACACGTCCAGCAATTGGATTTCGTGGTAGAGTAATTCCGGCTGACTTCATGCGGTTAAATTCCGCAGAAGCACTCCAGTCATTGGTAGCCATTGATTAATCTTTCTATTAGTAACGCTCGCAAGTGCAAGTTTCAATGTTACCAATCTTTGGGCAACCACAGGGGTAGTTAACGCTACGAGTAGCACGAATAACACCACCGGAAGCGTTCTGCGTAATTGGATTGCCATTGAAGTCAAAGTTAGCACCTACTCTACGAGTAGAACTCAATCTTATATTTTGTTGTCTTTCCATGTCAATCCTTTATGGTGCGATGTAGTCTGAATCGTTAGCGGTTGCTGAGTACGGAGCGTTCGAGATCGATTCGTTGGTGTAAGTAGCATTACCTGGGTATGTTGTGCCAGATGCTCCAGAGATTGTCGATGGCGTTACAGAAACGCTTCTTGGGTCTGTCAGGCTGTGCTGACCAATGCTTCCGTTGCCAGCAAGGTGAGAAGGGAATGTTGGGGACATTGCGCTAAGGTCAATGAACAGACCTGGGATAGACCAGTTGATGATGCCGCTTGCAGTAGAACCACTTGCAACAATGCGGTAAGCGTTGTAGATCGTGACAGTGTCGAATGATACCTGCAAAGCTGTTGGCGCGCCAGAATTGCTGGTAATTGTGCCGGACGCTACTGTAACCCAGTTAGTACCGCTATAGCTCGTCTGGTTAAGCAAACGGTTAAACGTACCTTGCAAGTAAACGTTAGCTGTACCGCTCCAAGTTACATTGTTGTCTGCCGAGCAGAGAGCACTAATACTGGCCAAGTCAGTAATGTTTGTGTAGGGAGCAGGGCTGCACACGTAACCAACAGCAGTAGATCCACCACCGTTAACGTTCATTTGCAGTCCTGGGGCAACACCACCGGGGATGCCACCATTCCAAGTTGTACCGGCCAAAGAACCAGTGCCAGTACCTACCAATGGAGTGTATGGTATTGCAGGAGGGTTCAGCCCACCTGGTGCACCGTCATTGCCATATATAGTAACGAATTGACCGAGAATGTATGGCTTCTTTACTTGTCTTGGCCCTTTGCCTTCTGCAATTTCTGGCATCTTGTCTCCTTAAAGACTCATGTAATCTATACCGAGATCCGGTGTGTTTGATTCCTGTAAGAATCTAAGAGCATTAGCACTGATGTCACCATCAGCCACACCACCCATCGCTGGTAGATCAGTTTGTGGAACTGACTGGACTGTTTGTGGTCTAGGCGCTGGGGCAGCTTGTACAGGAGTTGGCGTAGGCTTCGCAGCTAATGCTTTATCAACTTTTGTTTCTAAGCTTTTAAACGATGCATTGATTTGATTCAGTGCACCACTAATCACTTTTTCAACCTGTGGTAAAATTTTATCTTCAGTCTTTGGTTCCTGTTGCTTTACATAATACTTCTGTAAAACTTCATTGCATAAGTCCCAAGTTAACTTATTAATTTTAGAACCAACTAGGCGAACAATTCTTTTTGACTTGTTATCCCATTGAAAATAGTAATAGTTACCGTCGTAATCGACCAGCTTACCCCATTGCATTTCATTCTCATACCGATCGATAATCAGCGATTCGATATTCGTTTGCTGCTGGTATTCTGGTTCTTCTTCGATCCACGATTCTTCCCATGGATCTTCTTCGGGCCAATCTTGTTCCCAAAGAGGTTCAAACACTGGCTCTTTAACCTCAAGGACCTCTTCTACAGGAGTAGAAGTGATCTTAGTTCTTCTAGTTCTGAACATGAGTTATTGAGCGATTACCAACTCATAGTCGCCCTTGCGCTCAACAGAGGCAGTGCGGTCGTCCCAGATAACAGCAAATTCCTTATCACCAACAGCGATCACTGTACCGGCGATCTTTGTGCTAGGCGTCTCAGCCACAACTCGAGCGTTTACGATCGAACCAGTGTTGATGTTGGCAACAAGACCGAGTGTGAAGTTAGAACGAGCTTGGTCGTTGCGGAATCCTTTTGCCTGACTGGCGAACTTGCTTGCAGCTCTAGAAAGTTGTGGGGTAGCACCTGCTGGAACATCTGTAAGGTCACGTGAGTTAACCAAAGCTTCGTTCATAGCCATAGGCACTGCATCTGTGGCAGTGTTCTGGTCATCGTTGTGCATCATGCCCTGATTAACGTAGCGTTGGATCTGGTTGCCAAGACCTTCACGCTGCTCCATGTAAGCCTGCATGTTTTCTTCAGAGTGGTTGCTGTCCTCGTCCACAAAGTTACCCAAATCTTGTGGGTAATGACCTTGTGCATCTGGGGCTACAAAATTGTCATTTGGATTAGGTGCGAATGCTGTTTTATCAAAAAGGTCAGCGACCTTTACGTTCAAACGTGGTTCCATTAGTTTCTCCTGTACTTGGATACATACACTACGGTACGTATTATGGTTAATTACATTGTCTATTTGCTAGGTGGCGTAGGTGCACCTGTGTCATCATCATCGTATTCTTCAGGCTTATCCTTGCGGGTCATTCTTTTTACTTTTGGGGTAGCATCGGTTTCTGTGATACCATTTGCTTCTTCATGCGAAATAAAACGCATTTTTGAAGCAAAAGCCCATGTATTATTCTCTGCTGATCCTTCAACATCATTGTGATAAAGACTAACTAAAGATTCTGGCAGCAAGTCCTGCAGAGAAAAGTCATAATCATCTTGCTTTTTGCCGCCTGAGTTCATAAGGCAATAGCCATGCGAAAAAAGCGGTCTTTTCTTGTCGATTGCAAGACCATCTTGTAGAACAGGACCGAGGCCGTCTACATTCGATGGCATATCGCAAAAACGGCAAGGGACGCCTGCAGGAGCATCTTTTGGCTCAATATACGCTCTTTTATTGAATTTCATTCTCGGACTCTCCATTGTTTTCACCAATTGCTTTCAGGCCTTCGCTGATTTCACCATTTGATTGGTCAACAGCTTCATGGAACTTTTTAACTTCTTCTGGGCTCATTGTTCTACCAATAGTCTTTTCTGCAGTGTCAAGCAATCTTGCCCTACCACGTTCAGTCTGGTGGCGCATTGTTCCAGGCACTTCTGGGGCAGGCATTGGCAACGTAAAGGTTGGCTTAGGGAGAGAAAGAACAGCTTCAGATTCACTCTCAATTGGGACAGGTGTTTTCTCAAGACCGTGAATGGATTTTGCTTCCTCGGGCTCATTAATAACTTCTCCACCTCTTACAACGTCAACCAAGCTAAGTGGGTGATCATCTGGGA